ATTGACCGAAGTACATAAAAAAATAAAACATCTTAATCACACCATGATTGTTTGGGCTGAAGATAACAAATATAAAAGACATCGTAACGATGATTACATCATTCCACCAAGAAAGTTTTACAATGAACTTCAAGGTGGTGATTCATTTATCGAATGGAAAGATGATTTGACATTTGTTACAAAGTTAGATAGATTATTAAGTGATGGTAAATCTTTGACCAAAAAAGAATTAAAATATTGTAATATGTTATACGAATTTTATAGTGGGGTTTATGAAAAGCGTAATTGATTGTTTAAAACATGAAAACCCTTTAATCAATAAAAAACTAAAAGAGGTTTCCGTTGAAGAAGGAAGAACTATTGCCACAGAACTATTTCAGATACTTAACAAAAGAGGGGACGGCATTGGGTTGGCAGCGAATCAAGTGGGAATTGATGCACAAGTGGCCGTTGTCAATGTTATTGAACCTTTGGTTCTCATTAACCCAAAAATCATCCACAAAGAATTCCCAATAGATTACTTTGAAGGTTGTTTGAGTTATCCCAAAAAAGGTACTCCAACAAAAAGATATAGAGATATCATAGTACAGACAGCACAATCAGAAAGTGGATGGTACTTTAGTGGTGTTGAATCCACCAATGAGGCCAGAGGTAGTTGGGAAGAAAAAACCAAGAAGGATGAGCAAGAAAATAGATTGTTAGAGGCGATTTGCGTACAACATGAGATTGACCATTTGAATGGAATCACGATACATGATAGGGAAAATAAAACTAAACCTATGGTATCTCAAAAGAAGGTTGGTCGTAATGACCCATGTCCTTGTGGAAGTGGTAAGAAATTTAAAAAGTGCTGTATTAACAAATGATAAGAGAAATAATTAGACCTTTATTACAAGAAATATATCAAGACGACCCGTGGAAGATGTTGGTGTGTTGTATACTACTCAACCTAACCAAACGACAGCAGGTCGATGGTATTAGACATGAGTTATTCAGTAAGTATCCAACCGAGTATGAGATGATGGAAGCTGATGAAGATGAACTATCCGAGATACTGAAACCATTAGGGTTGTATAGAAGAAGAGCCAAGACTCTTATAAAGTTTAGTTGGATGTGGGTAAATGGATTCAATGATGTTATGGAATTACATGGTATCGGACAATACGCAAAAGACTCATGGGAAATATTCCAAATGAATAATGTGCAAATAAAACCAACAGATAAAGTTTTACAGGAATATTTAAGAGTAGAACACGGAGCATAAAATGAAACTACCAATAAAAGTAATTGAAAAAATGGTCAAGGAAACACCAAATGATATGGAATTAGGTGCTAAGGTTAGACACTATATTAATTGGTTGAGACCGAAAAAGAAAGATGACTAAAAAACAAACAACATATTCTAACGCTGGTAAGGGTGATAAGAGTAGAATTTCAAACCATAAAAAATATTCCGATAATTGGGAAAAGATTTTCGGAAAAGGAAAGAAGAATGAAAAAACCATTGATGACATTAGGGGTGGAAGAAAAGCCCGAGATGAAGTCTCCGATAGATAGTTTAATTGTAGACTTGATATTGGAACACTTTAATGTAGAGAGTTTAGAAGGTCGTAAGGAAATTCTTACTGGTGACCAATTCTCTGATTTAGTAAAACTGGCAGAAGGTATGTATTACGAAGAAGTTACCAAACACCAAAAGTTAGGATTAGCTTGAAAACTTATTTAACATATGATGATGTAAACATCGTCCCAAAATTCTCAGAAGTTTTATCTCGTGAGAATGTTGACCTATCTACAAGGTTTACCAAGAACACCACATTGAGTATACCAATAGTATCTTCACCAATGGATACGGTTACAGAAATCAATATGGCTAAAGAGATGTTAGATATGGGTGGTGTTGGTGTTATACATAGATTTCAAAGTATCGAAAAACAAACTCGTATGATGAAGTCATTACACTACGAATGGGATAGATGGTACAACATAGGTAATCCTGAAAAGGATAGAACCGACCATACACAAGTATTTGAAGATTGGTGGAATGGTATATATCATTGGAACTCACCACCAACCAAATCTGATTATGAAGACCTACATGAATTACTTTGGTTTGCAGATGAAGCTCAAAGAGACGAAGATTATTGGAGTAAAAGACCTTTATGTGCGGCTATAGGAACCACAGGTGATTACTTAGAACGGGCACAAGAATTGGTAAAGAATGGTTGTAATGTACTACTTATTGATGTAGCACACGGACACCATAAATTAGTAGGAGAAGCTCTTGAAAAAATCAAGAAAGACATACAAGGAGTTGAAGTTGTTGCGGGAAACATTGCGACAAGAGAAGGGGCCGAGTTCCTTTTACAAAGTGGAGCCGATGGAATTCGAGTCGGAATCGGTAATGGTTCATTATGTGAGACGAGAATCAGAACGGGTGTTGGACTTCCTCAGGTTTCTACTCTTCTTGATGTCGTTACCATTTGTGATGATTTTGATGTTCCTTGTATTGCTGATGGCGGTATTAGGAATATCGGTGATGTATGTAAAGGACTTGCTTGTGGGGCAGATTCGGTCATGTTGGGAAGTCTTCTTTCGGGTACCAAAGAAAGTCCGGGTCAAATAGAAAAGATAGGTCAATGGCCTAACGAGAAGTTATTTAAAAAATATAGGGGTTCTGCCTCAAGGGACTCAAAAGGAAATGATAAGAATGTTGAAGGGAATCATAAGGTTGTACCGTATAAAGGGAAAGTCTATAGATTACTCTCAGATATTAAAGATGGAATTCGTAGCTCTTTCAGTTATGTTGGGGCTAACAATTTGTCTGAGTATCATAGTAAAGTAGAATTTGTAAGGGTTACCCAAGCTGGAACCATAGAAGCTAAACCACATTTGATAGGAGAATAAAATGGCATTTAATATGCGAGACGAACTAATAAAGGCGAGTAGGATTCATTTTAAAGCACATATTGAAAAACATAGAATGAATGTTGAAAACCTACTTAATAATTCAGTTGGGGTGGCAGAACATCCTGACTTAATGGATAGTATTGAAAAAGAATTGGCTATAATAGCTGAATACGATGATAAACTTGAGATGTTAAATAAGTATTTTCAAGGTGACTTTGGAGATACGAAGACTTTATTGAATGAATAAAATTTGGATACAGATATCCGCTTGGTTAATAGCCTTTAGTTTCGTATTTGGATTCTTAGGTGGACTAATACTGATTTCTTCGATACCATTTTGGTTATTGTGGAATTGGTTGATACCACCTATATTTGGATTACCAAATATAACATTGATTCAATCATTTGGTCTTTGGTTGTTCTTAATGTTGATTAGAAGTACGAAGTTTGACTTTAAACAAACGATGGAAAACATTAAATCACAACAACATAAAGATGAGCCGATAGAGTGGAATCAAGTATTCGATTCTGTGAAGAAAAACTATATGGCTTAATACTTATACTTTAAGTATTAGGAGATTAAAGAAATGTCTGTAGAAGAGATATTAGAAATACTAAGAACTTCAATCGAAACAAAAGATTGGGATGTAATTAGTGAATTAATTGAAACCCTTAGTTATGAAGGTGAGTCCGATGGAGATGAATTTAAAGAGTATCTTGAGGACTTTGACGATTAAATATGGGGGTGACTTGGAAATCGACTGGTATTGGTTGATACTTAAGTGCAGCAGAGATTGAGTAGGTCTCGTAACAAAAGACTCATCAAACCTAATTGGCGATGATAATTCGCTAGACGGGTTGGTTGTTGATTGGCATCTAGCTGAGTATGATTACTCACCTATGGTTCCAGTCTCTAATGACCAACCATCTTACGCCTACGCGGCATAAGGTACTGAGTTGTCTAACACTCGGTCATAAAATAAGTTAGACACCAACTCAAAGACACAATGAGTATAAATGATGTACGGAGCTATCCAAAAAAATAGTCGGTGGTTTGTAGGTAACTTCTCGGAGGGTAGTAACCTAACTAAGCTGTGAATGACTTAATATTGATAATAGACAGGACTCGGGTTCGAATCCCGACACCTCCACAAAACAGCAAGAAAACACTTGTAATTGGTTATAAAAAGTTGTAAATTCTATATATGAAAAAATACTATTATGAAAGAAGTAATTTGCTTGAAAGTGATGTCAACATCAACTTTGAGGAATTACTTTATATGGATGAAAAGGAAACTTCTAAATGGATTGAAAAACTTAGAAGTTTTATTATATCTGAATGGGATGATAAGGGTATTCCACCAACCATCGGTTCCAATACTAAAGACATAAAAAAGAATTTTAAGAAGCTACGAGAGTATGATGTACATAATAAATTTTTGATATCAGATGACGATGGAAATAAAAATGTAATCAAAAATTACAATAAACATGCCAGTAGTATAAATCAATTCTTCCCAACTATGTTGAAAACTCGTGTTCAGAATGGTAGTATTTACGATTGGTTTACGGATGAATATAAACACAAGTTTGAAAAGGTAATATTAAGAATATTGAAAAGAGATTCAATGTATAATTGGTCTAAGTGTGTATTGGATGGTGAAGAATTACCTGAGAACTTTTTTATAGTTCAACACAAACACAACGCTGTAGAAAGTATTTACAAGACTTTATCCGTTGAAGAAGTAGAGAAGCTGGATGATAAACATAAGACTAATCTACCAAAAGAATTGGATGGTGATACATACAAATTCTTAGTTAGAGATTTTCAATTAGGACAAAAATTATTTCCAGCAGGTATTCAAGCATTTAGATTGGGATTGGGTCAACCAGCGGTAAACTTTCCACCACTAACGGCTCGTTATTTATATGAACACTATACCAATCATATTGATATCAATAAACTTGAAGATAAACAATTAAATATATACGACCCATCAAGTGGTTGGGGTGGTAGAATACTTGGAGCTATGTCTTCACTAAAAAGAATACATTATATTGGTACAGACCCAAACACGGATAATTTTATTGACGAAGTGGGAATATCAAGATACGAATATGTAGCTAACTTTTTTAACAATGAGGTATTGGAAAGTAATCCATTTTGGGAAGAAGAAAAGAATACATTTCATTATTTTCAAGAAGGTAGTGAACACATTGGAAACCATCCTGATTTTCAACAATACAAAGGTAAGTTGGATATGGTGTTTACATCACCACCTTACTTTGATAGGGAACAATATTCAGAAGATGAGGAACAATCCTACAAGGCTTACCCAAAGTATGATGATTGGAGAGACAATTTTCTCAAACCAACTTTGACTAATGCATATGAAAGTTTACGAAATGACAGATATTTATTATGGAACATCGCCGATATCAAAATCGGTAAAGATAAATACCACCCTCTTGAACAAGATAGTATCGATGTAATAACGGCCCTCGGTGGAGAATATCAAGGTAAACTCAAAATGTTGATGACATCTATGGTTGGGGTTGACCAATCAAATGTCAAAAACTCGGTAAAGGTTAATGGAACATATTTGAAGTATGAACCGATATTCATTTTTTACAAAAAATAACTTGACTTTTAATGAAAAAGTTCGTAAGATCTAGAGTAATTCGAGAAAGGGAAATTAACATGATTTCAACAAATAAGGCAATAGCAGGGGTAGTCCTTGTTACATTGTTAAATGGATTTATATCCGTAAACCTATTCAAAGAACAAAATAAATTTTATACCAATGAGGTTGATAAGTTATTGATAGATAATCAAAAACTTCATACTGAACTTGAACAATTCTACAAATATGGTGTTGAAGTGAATGTGACTATGTATCAGCCTGTATATCCACAAACTGATAATACACCTGATATAACAGCTGACGGAACAAGGATTCGTATAAATAAAGCTTCGGATTATAAGTTTGTAGCTTTATCAAGAAACCTTTTAAAACGATGGGGAGGCCCTTTTGATTATGGTGATTTTATTTTAATCAAAGGAACCAAGAATAAAGATGGTGTGTATCAAGTAAGAGATACAATGAATCCAAAGTATGTAAACTATGTTGATATATTGGAATCGATAAATGTAAAACCATATAAGTATGAAAATGTACAGATTTACAAAATGAATTGGACAGATAATTTAGCACTAATAAAAAATGACAAACAAGGTTAAAGGAGAAATAACAAATGCCAAGAAAGAAAGCATATAAATACTCAACCCTACCAATCAAAGTTGGAGATTGGGTACTACCAACAAATGTACAAGTCGGTAAATTCGAACCAGCTTATCAAGTTGAAGATGAGACCGAAGATGGTAGATTCGTAGTAGTACAAACAGAAGGATGTTATCAACACAGAATGACGGTTGATGTTAAAAAACTAAGAAGGTTATAAATGAAACAATTAACAGAAGAACAATTACTTGGTAATTGGAATAAGCTGTTACAACTCGTAGAGGATACATTCGAAGGAGAACGAAAAGAACGACTCCTCGAAATGTATAAATACTTTGAAGATAGAATGGTTGTAGCTCCAGCTAGTGGAAAAGAAGAATTCCATTATTGTTACGCTGGTGGTTATGTCAATCATGTTCTTCATGTGGTTGAGACGGCATTAGAAGTATCCAAGACCTATGAAAAAGTTGGTGGTTATAAAGATTGGACAGATGAAGAACTTATCTTTTCAGCTCTACACCACGACTTGGGTAAGGTTGGTGATTTACATGGAGAGTACTATATTCCCCAAGATAACGATTGGAGAAGAAAGACTCTTGGTGAGGTTTTCACACACAATACAGAAATAGATAATATGAGAGTGACAGATAGAGCTTTATTCTTACTTCAACACTTTGGTGTTAAGGTTAGTTTGAAAGAAACACTAGCCATCAAGGTATCTGATGGATTGTATGATGAAGCTAACACCTACTACATGAAGGTATTCGACGCTAGTCGTTCTTTGAAAAATCATCTACCATACATTATACATTGGGCCGACCATATGGCTACACAAGCTGAATACGATGAATGGAAACGAGGTGACGAAGATGAAAAAGAAGAGATGGAAGCTCGGCTAGATAAAATCAAGAACATAAGTGTGGGAACTGATAAAACTCCTCCACCTAAAAAAGAAGAAAAGAAGTCTAAACATGAAGATTTGTTTGACGAACTTTTTGGAGATAGTTAATGATATTAGAAATCTTATTAGGTTTGTTGGTTGTAATTTTTATTACTGAAAGTTATGTTATTTGGAATTTACTCAACAAGGTAGAGCTATTAGAAACTTGGGTCGAAGACTTTAGTGATAGGGTAGCAGGAACTTGGAAGGAAATTAAGGACATAGACTCGACAGGTCATTTCGAAGCAGATGACGAGGTCGGTAGTATATTTACATCCATCAAAGAAACAATCGAAGAATTAAATCAATACATAGAAGAGGATACAAATGCCAAGGAAAGCTAAAAAAGGTTCACCAAGATATTATTTCACACAAAAAACTGAAGATGCTATAATCCGTTACAATAAAGAGGAACGGGCTTACATGAAGGAAAGAATTTATAACGACCACATAAGAAGGGCGTTTGATAAGTTGTGTGAGAACATCATTCATACATTTAAATTTTATTACTTTGATGTTCCAAGTGAACAAGTAAAACAAGAAGTGATATCATTTTTGGTGTTGAATATGCACAAGTTCAAGGAAGGTAAGGGAAAGGCTTTCTCATACTTTAGTATTGTTGCTAAGAATTATTTGATTCTACATAACAACAAGAATTACGCTCACTATAAATCTCATGACACGATGGATGTATTGGATTGGAACCAAAAGACCAAAGACCAAGAGATTAAGAAGGAAGAAGACGAAAGTATAAAAGAATATGTTCATCAATTTGTTGAGTATTGGGAAAACAACATTACCAATGTTTTCACAAGAAAGAAAGATATATTGGTTGCTGATTCTGTATTGGAGATATTCAGAAGAGCTCAACATATTGAGAACTTCAACAAGAAAGCTCTGTACATTATGATTCGTGAGATGAGTGGTTCTAAGACTCAACATATTACTCGTATTGTAAACACGATGAAGAAATATCATCAGAACCTCTCACAAGAGTACATGAATGTTGGGCACATCGATACAACAAGTACAGGTTCATTCTTGTAACAAAATGGTATTACAAATTGTTACACTCAGTAACAAAATAATACACTATGTAAAAAACCACTTATTCGAGTGGTTTTTTATTGCCTATTTGTAAATGTAACAATATTATGACATAAAAAAAATTTTAAAAAATAGGGTACTTTGGTACAGTTATTGTACTATATAGGTAGGAACACTCACAAGGAGTTTCCAAAACAACAAAGTACAAGGAGAACTGAAATGTTCAAATCTTTTTTAAGAAAATTAAAAAGTCGTAAAGGTAATTCACTAGCTGAATTCGCAGTAACGACAGCAATGATGGCTACATTAGCTACAACAGCCGCTCCAAAATTTGGTGCAGTTGGTGCAGGAGCTAAAGAAAAGAAAACGATGGCTAACATCGATAAGATTTTGACTGTAGCTAACAACTATTATAACCAAACACTATCTGAAGAAGGAAAAGGTAGATTTCCAGGACAAGAGAAATATGATGTCGCCGTTGGTGGTGTCGATTTATCTGAAGGAGCTTCCACAGATGAAACTCTTGAAGCTTATGTGGAAACAATACTTGACCAAAAAGTATCTTACACAGATGACTTAAGTGAATTCGTATATGTGTTCTCACCAGCAGTTGATGATGATGACGCATTACAAAACGATTGGATGAGTCTTGAAACATCAGTAGGATTCGATGGTAACTCTGAGATTGGAGCACTTGACTTCAAGAAAGACTTCGGTAACAATGGTTTAACATCACCATTTCAGGATGGTTCTTACGCTTACCTAATTATACCAGGAAGTGGTAGTGGTACATCAGCACAAGCACCTGTTCTTGTTGTGATAGATACTGAAAATCCATCTAAACTACATAAGACTTTAGTACCTTAATTCTTAACCAAACGGCGAGAGCCAGAAAGAGAAATAAAATGAAGAAACTAAAAAACCAAAACGGATTTACCTTGATTGAATTAATCATGGTGATGATAATATTAGGTATATTATCAGCCGTAGCCATCCCAAGATACTTGGAGACTATTCAAAAAGCTGAAGAAGCAGCTGAAGATGCAGTCATCAGTAATATTGGTGTAGCACTTGAAAACTACGGAGTTCATAAACTCATAGATAGTGGAAGAGCAATATGGCCTGATAACCCTTTTGACGCACTAAAAGATAAACCACAGACTTATACTGATGATGGTACAAACGCCGACACAGATAACGAATGGACATTTGTCGATGGTGACCCAGCGTACATTACCCATCAACGCTCGGACAACTCAAGATGGAAATGGGAGTATGACGCAGGTATAAACACAGGAACAGACGCAGACACAACTGGTTTCTTAGGAAACAGAGAAAGTCTATCAAGTGGTCAATAAAAACAATGGTTTTACCTTAGTCGAACTGATAATGGTAATGGTTATCATTGGGATTTTAGCCGCAGTTTCGATACCGAGATTTACGAATATTGTCCGACAATCTGAAGCAGCTTCCGAACAAGGAGTTTTGATTAATTTGGTCGCTGCTTTAGATACTTATAGTCAAGAAGAGTTTATCGATACTGGTGTCCAAAAGTGGCCAAGCAATCCCTTTGATGCACTTAATAAAGTACCACAATCCTACGACAAATCAAATACCACTTTAATGGTAGAGATGGACGATAGTGATTGGATTTTTACTGGTGAAGCAAGTAATGATTTTAAAAATTCAATTGTCCATCGTAGAAAAGAAGATAGTCTAGCAATATGGACTTACAATTCATCAACGGGTGAGATTGGATATTCTAATCCACCATATCAACCAAATCAAGTCGTATACAGACCTGATTTACAAGGACAATAAAAATGAAAATACTAAAAGAGAAAATGAATGAAGGTTTTTCTTTAGTAGAGTTAGTAATGGTAATGGTCATCTTGGGAATACTCGCAGCAGTTGCAGTACCTAAGATGACATCCGTTCTAAATCAAGCAGCAGTAAGAGCTGAAAAAACTACAGTAGATACAATATGGGCAGGATGTGAATCTTACGCTAGTGATAAACTAATCGAAACTGGAACTGAAGTGTGGCCTTACAATCCACTCACAGTTATGGGTAGGACTCGTAACATCAAGATAAATCTAACATTAGGTGTACCCGATGAAGATAATGAATGGCAGTTTAGTCTGATTGACGCAGGAGAACCTGCTATCTTTCATCAAAGACCTGATGATGAGATATGGTATTACACATATGATTCTACAGCATTTGAATTAGCCGAGGAACCAATTAGATACATAGCACAATAATATGAATAATCAAATAAAAGAATTACTTTTATATGGTGGAATATTTTTATGTTTCGCATATGTTATATTCGCACCTGAAAAGGATTCTACACCCAAAGTCGAAACACCATCATTGGTAGATTTCGATGAACATCCAATAGTAGCTTGGTTAGCATATGATAGAGAAGGTGGCCCTTGTGTTAAGGTCAGATATGAAGTCAAGAGGAAAGAAACCAAGCTATTTATGTTTTCTGAAAGTGGTAAGTTAGTACATCAAACTCCTATCTCGTTGAGTCCTCATAGAGACGGAAGAAAAAGAATAGAAACATATACATGGAAGTTATATAGAACTGAATGGTCATCTCACATTGAGCCAGGTTTCTATACAGTTGTGGTTGGAACGAAGTATGACAAGAGAGGTATCGGAACCGAGATAGAAGTATTATGAAGTACCTAACACTTTTATTATTATTGAGTGTTACATATTCTCAAGACATCCAACAAACATCAGAAACTAAAAGAGATGTTGCTTACGGACAAGATTGTGATGATACAGAATATAGAGATTACAAAGGATATCCAGCTTGGAAAGGTTATGGTGGATGGTTATCTGAATGTGATTCAATCCGTTCTGTAAACTTAGATAGAGAATTCGCGGAAAGAGCTAAGATACAGAAAAGAGAAAAGGCAATTCAAGATAGTATAGATACACAAGAAGCATTGGCAGAGATAGATAATTTAGATTTAGATGCTATGTGGGAAAATACCGTATGGGAAGAAATACAAGATGTCACAACCGTATATGCTGAAGTCGAACAGATAACAGCAGTTGCTGGTGTTCGTGGAGCAGAAGCAGAAGATGAGGCACTCGACCATTTATATTACAGACGAAGTATGAAAGGATTGGCTCTGATAGATTTACAGAAGGCTTATGGTAAGTTAATAATCAAAAAAGACAACTTAATTAAAGTTGACCCTAATCATCCCAAATTAAATAAAATAAATAACTTAATAACACAATTAGAGGTGAAAATTAAAAAGTATTCTTAATATTTATTGGTACACATACCGATGAGAGAGAAGTACATTGAGGATATTATTATTGTTATTAATGGTTACATCCTTATATTCATCACCGACATTCAAAGTGTTTAATGATAACTTAAATTTTGAAATGGATAAAACTGCCCACATGATGGTTAGTGGTGGTTTGTATTATCAAGGTTTGGTTTTTCAAGATTCAACTCAGAATGAAACCAAGGCAGCTGTTTTTGCATTTTGTATTGGGGTGGGTTGGGAAACCTATCAAGGTTTGGCACATAAAAGACATGGTGGATTTTCCGTACAAGATTTACAATACAATGTATTGGGAATATTTTTAGCACATTTACAAAAAGAATTTTGGTTTTATTTCAAAAAAATTAAATCTAACAGAAAACTAACACATTTTTCCGACAAGTAGCTTATATTTATGTACGAAGACTAAAGATAAATTTTAGTTTTTAAAGCGACAATACATAATCTTATCACTTAATAAAGGAGAAACCGATGAGAGCCTTAATATCTTTGATGTTAATGGGCTCGTTGATAGCCCAAAACTCCATAAAGGAGAGTCAACAATTTCCACAACCAATCGTTCCGTTTGAATTATCATACAATGATGTTTTATCTGTAAATGAAAATCCCATTGGAAAAATTAATGTAGTTTTTTTCATAGATGAAAATGGTGATGTTGAGGATGCGGTTATTTTAGATTCATTCGATGTAAAGATGAATCCAGTTGTACTTGACAAAGTTAATCAAACCAAGTATCAACCAGCTATACAAAATGGAAGACCTGTTAAAGTCAAATATCATTTACCTATAGTATTTAAGTAAAATAAAAAAGGGGAATTTTCATTCCCCTTTTTTTTCATACATTAACTTGGTCTGTTCTTCTTTTTCCATTTCTGTTTAAAGATACCCCAAGAACCTTTCTTACCCTTTTCCTTACCTTTTACTTTCTTACCTTTTTTCTTTTTCTTCTTCTTAATCTCATCGGCATATTCGTAATTGGCCATATGGATATTCCATTCTTGTGGAACGACTCCACATACGAAGCAGGATAATAAGATTGACAATAATATACTTTTCATTCAGTCCTTTCTACTTGGAACCAAAGACCTTTGAGAAGAAACCTTTTTTCTTCTTTTTACCCTTTTGTCCCATTTTCTTACCTTTCTTCTTTTTCTTCTTTTTGATTTCTTCCATACCAGCCATATTCATCTCAGAGGACGCATACGCAGTAGGGACAGCACCAAAAAAAATTACTAAAGAAAGTATACTCGTGAGTATATGTTTCATGATTAACTCCTATAACAACGCGTTATATTGGTTCTCTTGTAGAACCAATTATCTATAAATATATGATTAGTTTACTTAGAATCAAGTTTTTCTTATTGGATATACATCGGACTGGGCTAAGTAATCCGAAAGACTAACAACACTACAATCTTTAAATATTTCTGCTATAATAGTATGATTATCCATTCTCTTAACACCCTTCGAGTTTATATACATGACTCTTTCATTTTTATGTCTCATACAGTTATAAATATCGTCATACATTTCGTCTGTGAGTGTAGACTCTAATGTTTTATAGTTTGAAAAATAAAGTAAATCATTCAACCGAATTGATTCATTAGTTGTGCCAGGAAAACAAACTTTGTTTTTATTTATCTTGGGTTGATATTTTTCAAATTGAAGACTTGTTATGTAACTCAAATCAAATCGCGTCATCAAAACCACATCTCTCGGATTTGGTTCGGTTTCCTTAAGTAATTCGAAACTTTCAAACATGGAATACAATTTACTTGCTCTTCTTTTACTTGCCTGTTCTACTCCAAACTTTTTTTGTTTTTCTATTTTATAAGATGTAGGTTTATAATGATGTAGAATATCTGCCTCTTGTTCAGTATTCCAACAATGTAAAACAATATCTATTTCATCGAAATATTTTTTGTTTGGTTTTATAACACCTTCGAGTAACTCATTATATGTGGTTTCGGCTTTATAGAATCCACCTTGTCCATCTTTACCTGATTTACCTCCAAGTATACCACTTAAAACTATTTTAAGATTCATCTACTTACCTTTATTAAAATCTCCATACTTTTGACCATTTTCTTTTTCTATAATAGACTTGAAATAATCAACTGTAAAATCACTTCTGTGTTTGTTATAACTATCGAATATTTTCATATCTTTTTCTTTTCCATGTGTTTGTAATTGCATGATTATTGCTTTTCTATCTTGAGGACTCATGTTGCTTGAAGAACCATGTAACAATCTGTGATTAAATAAAAGCATATCACCTGGTTCCATCTCTACATTCATTATACCATATTTTTCAGTTGCTCGTTTCATTTCAGATGGCTTTGCTCTTTGCTTATGTGTTAAGTTGTTCCAAACAATATCTTGGTGTTCAACCATGCCGAGTTTATGTGAACTCGGAACAATTCTAAGACATCCATTTTCCAATGTCATCTCATCAATAGCTATGAATACTTGTGCAAATTTTTTCCAATCCTTCTTAGGGTCACAACCAGGTGCAAATGTTCTTATATTTGGCCATTCTTGATGCCACATTTCTTCAGGTCCGATGAATGCGGCTTTATTACTAACCATGAGATGATTTACATGAGGATTTTTATTTTCAAGTACTTGTAAACAAAAATTATTCAGATGTTCATTAGTCAATATTTCATCAAATGGAGATACACTATGTAGTTGACCATAACCCCAAGGCACATCTGAAAATGGCAAATAAACTTTTGGTTCTAATTCTTCGAGTTTTTTGTGTGCCCTATATACCCAATCATCATTCAAGGCTGATTTGATTAGAATATATCCATCATTGTTATAGTTTTCGAATGTCATGAAAATAAATATAGTTTTTTAAAATAATTATGGTGCAGAACTTTTGTAAGGATGGTCTGCTGGTAAGTTACCTTCCAATCCCCACTTGTGTGCCAGATAACCTTCTGCTTTTTCTAATGTTGATATATCTTGAAAGGCTGTTCCAGGTATGTCTGCTACGGCGAAAAATTCTGCTAGTTTACCTTCCAATTCCACCGATGACCTATTCCTCATCAATCTCAACTGTTGGTTTGTTTGAATTGAGTTGTCATAATCATTGACTGGTGTAAAAGCATTTGCTCCATCTATTCTATTGCCTATTTGATTGCCTGATTTATTAAAGAAACAAGCAACTACATGCCATGTGTTTTGTGTTAAACCTGATGTCCAATCTTGTTTATTGCCTATTGTTGAGCTTATTCTATTGAAGGCGTCTACTCCACCACTACCAATACCATCTAAATCTAACTCACCCGGCCAGGTATTATTAGACGCACCTGCACTCAAGGCGTAATCTCGTTTTGGTGAAGTATTTGTTTCATAACTCCAAATGGAATCTTTGTTACTATCAGTTCCTTCAAATCTAAACACACCGATTGCCCAATGGTTACCACTTGATGCTTGTGTTCGGTAACCTGAACTTTGTAAAAATTCACCATTACCATCAAAATCAAATACATTCAATCCATTTTGAGTATTACCGACCGTTGGTGTTCCCCCAACTGTCATCGTGTAGGTTCCTGATTTATCAGTCACACCAGTCAAGGTTGTTCCACTTGTTGTGTAGTTTGAGGAATCTGATGCATCAATCCAAGCAGCAGTTGTTATATCGTTGGCTGGTGACCACGCCGCTACAGGAGTCGTGTATAAGAAATTGAATCTATTATCAGTCACGAATTGACTATCACTATTTCCACTTGTATTCCAAGTTATTCCAGTTTGCCATATATCACCATTGTATTCCAAAGCACCAATGTCATCAGTTAATGAATCACTACCTGTTGGAATGAATTCAAAATTAGTATATGTGGTATTTCCTGCATCCACTATTGAGGCAGTATTTATCGGTCTGAAATCAAAACTGGCTGAATCTACCAAAAGAGGTTCTATATCGGCTTGTGTATAATTGTTTGAACTTGTTATTCGAGCTTCAAATGCTTCTGCATCACTTCTATGACCACTTATTGATTCAGCTAGATTATTCATCACTACGGAACCGAAATTGATATCTTGACCGGCTTGGACATTCAAAACCATTATATCATTCTTTTCCACACTATTGAAAATCGTATTATTGTATACAAAATGACCGCCAACACTAACACCACCATCCAACATACCACCTTTTACCATGATACCGCCTGTACAATTCCATCCAACATTATGGTGGATATATCCGTTGAATCCTTCACCATCACCATCGAATCGTATACCATATTTAATGGTATCGTGTACCCAATTATATCTTACTTTAGCATTTCGTTGCTGTGATGTCATGAGATGTATCATGGCTCCATCACTTTGTAAATAACCACTTTCGGCTAAATCATTATATTCTATAATTGGTGCGTTGCCTGAATTTAATGTAGAGGATGCAGCCGTTTTTCTAAAAGTATTGTGACTAACAAGGTTATTATCACCCATCAATCTAAGAGTTGTCATCACGGATGATAAATTGGCAACAGTTTTATCTATGTAATTAAAATAACAATCTATGATTGTAGTATCTCCACCTTGTGTATGAATTACATCACCATCAGTATATCTAAACGCACATCCGTTAAAACTAACATTTGGACTACTTGTAATTCTCGTTTGAGTCTCAAAGACTTCATTGGTAGCTGGAGCAATAGTTGAACCTGAATTGATTTGATTTAACATATGTGCATAACAACTGGCATATTGAAAATTACAATCACGGACTTTTAAATGATTGGCATTATTACCTTTGATTGTGGTGGAGAAGAAATTAATGTTTTCGATGGATACATCTTTTGCCGTTACATTTAAGGAATAACTCTGTTGTTTTGCTCTTATGTTTGTGGTACTTGGAACGGCATCATCCTTTAACCAAACATACAAGTATTTTGTAGTATTGTCAAAGAACCATTCATTTTCACTATTCAAGTATTCTAATTTATTTTCCAAATAGTAATAGTGATGTTTTGTTTTCCATGAAGCAACAGGATGATACGATAATCTAATAACATCATTAGTATTATCTAATGATTGTGAAGTTACTAATTTTGTATAAGTTCTGAATGAACCAACATTCAAGTTAATCAAAGAACCCGTAACATTGAATCCATTACCCAATCCTTGTTGTGCCTCAACAAAATCATATAAACTGGCACTGAAACTACCATCAAAAATATGTGCTACATCAACTATTTCTCCGTTGTCATAATAATAATGACTACCAGTTCCATTACCTAAAATACTACCTGAAATATTTGTAATGTTTCCATTATTCTTATATTCATAATATCCATGACCCCAATTATTAAAGTTATATACGGTTTCATCAGTCCATTGAGCACTTGGATATCTTGCGTTTATAACTTCATCTCTGTTGTGAAAAAGTTGCCAGATTTCAACATTCGAATTTAATTTTATTTTGTAAATGGTTTTGTTACTAAGTGTTTGGTTGGTATCCGTAATGATATCAGTTGTATGTGTTGACCATTCACCACCATTTACAGAACTATCTGCCAAATCACTTATTGGTCTTGTTCCATCAAATGTAACATTTTCATAATTATATCCTCTTATTGACAAACCATTATTTGTTATTTCTTCTTCATCGAATTCATATGAACCTGTTCTAAAATATATTGTGTCTTGGTTTGTTATTTGTGACTGTGCGAAGGCTAAGGTTTGAAATGGATTATTTATATCCCCACTAACTGATACATCATCAGTACCATCATTTGATACAAAAAATGGAGTTGGAGGCCAGATGTGTTCGTTATTATAATAAACATCATCCACCTCAGTATTATTAAAATAAATGTTTTGTGCGGTGTTAATTCTTATAGACCGAGACATTTTTATCCTTGTATGATATAAAGAGTTCCAGTGACAGGTGTGATTGACGCATATGATGCGGATGTCATGACTTCTATTATATTGGTCGTGGATGAACTTACAAAACCTGACTCACTAATTTGTGTAGAACCACTTATCAGACCACTTGGTAGTTGTAATGAACCACTAATAACACCATCAGGAAGCTGTGATGTTATAGACCCACTCAATATACCACTATTTTGAGTGATTTGTACTGAACCACTAATAGTTCCACTTGGTAAAATAGAGGTTATCTGAGATGAACCACTCACGATTCCACTCGGTAGTTGACCACTACCACTTATTATTCCACTTGGTAATTGACCACTTCCACTAATTACACCACTTGGTAATACGGATGTTATCTGTGATGAGCCACTAATGATTCCACTTGGTAATTGTGATGAACCACTAATTATCCCACTTGGGACATTTGTCAAATCTGTGTAAGAGGATACTCCACTACCACCAGCTGCAAGTGAAGCTGATGTAAATATTCCACCACCTACATTTATCACTCCAAATGAACCAGTCCCACTTCCGCTAATATCTCCACTTGAAGTCACGGCTGTGAATAGATGAGTTGAACCACTAATGATTCCACTTCCATCCGTAATTTGAGCAGAACTACTTACAATACCATCACCTGTGGTGTTCAAATATTTAGAGTCAAAACTTGTGGTGTTGGAAGGTCTGTCAACCACCCATACGGTTCCATCGAAACGATACACCACACCATTACTGGCGGTATGTGTATCTCCATTTGAGGCTCCATCAGGAAAATTAAAAGCCATGATTATTTCTCCTTTACAATAAGTATTCTACCACAATAAATAGAATATTATGGCCAAAAAAAAGGGGGAATCACTTCCCCCTTTTCTGTGCACCGATAATAGCTATTTACGGAATAAACCCACTAACACCAATAAAGCGACTAATCCAGCGAAACCGGATTCGCCGAATTTATTTATGATTAGTGTTAGGTTACCAATAACATTGACACCAAAGACACCAGTACCGAATATTACTTCGGATATAGCACCTATGGCGACAAAGGATAGTAATAGATGAGCTAAATCATCTACCCAACCTTTGACGAGTGTTATGATTTCCTTCATTATTGTTTTCTCCCGTTGTTTGTTCTTATCACTAAACAGAAAAGGGATGTTTAACTTCCTCAGTTCTGTACTCAGACAGGATGCCCGAGTATATATAAATATTAGTTTACAAAAACTTTATATTGCCAATATATATGACTCAATTTGTGGTTTTATACTATTTATTTATGAATTATTGTACCAAATAACATAGGAAGTATTATGTCAACTGAATACGAATTGTTTAAAGGTAAATCACTATCATCACTTTTTGAGGATATATATAATAATTCCAAACATAATAAACACCAATTAGAAGTATTGGTCAAAGAAGTTACGAGTTTCATCAAGGATGGGGATATGGCCGTTCAACTTATCCCAATGATAAAAGAGTATTTAGAAATAAATGTAAAGAATGATGAACAACTCGTTAAACTTGCTGGTATTGTTCAAAGAATCATAGCCAACGAAAACAAAGGTGGTTCTGAAGCTGAGTTTGGATTATCTGATAGAGAAAAGGAACAATTACTGAAAAGTATTGATGATGTTGTAGTTGATTTACAATCTAAGACAGACGAAATCACACAAGATATAGAAGAAGTCAAAGGAAATTAAATGGCAAGATGGGGAAAAAACTCCTCCTACACCTACACAGGCCGTAAGAAAAAAACATTCGACCAAAATACAGGTGGATTGGCTACAAGTGGTGTAGTATCGAGTAGAATATCGAGAGAATCAACAGCCCCAAACTCATGGGAGTTCTATGAAATAGAACTTGCAGAAGTTATGTTTGTTTACGATACCGTAGAAAGTTTACCAAAAGATAATAATGGTAATCCTCTATGGGCCCTTATGGGTGCTATAAAGGCAAGAAACCAAGAATCTGATAAAGGAAAATTAGTTGGTGATTTAAGAATTTACTTTCCGTTGACTCCTAATCAGACACAAGTTCCTTTGAGAAATGAAACCGTAATAACCCAAAAATACAATGACACATATTACTATCAAAGAATAGCCTTATATCCTCAGAGTCCTAATGCTAATGTGTTACCAGGTTTGAGTGGTAATCAAACCGAAGATGAATTAGAGGATAACTATTTATACGACAATTTCGAATTGAACAAAAATTTTGGTTTTGATGAAAGAGTAAAACCACTTTTAATTCACGAGGGTGATACAATATTTCAAGGCAGATTTGGACACTCTATAAGATTCGGAAGTGCTATAGTACCCGACGCACACCAAGAACCCGACACAATACAAAACTCACCAAATATTTTATTTCGTGCTGGACAAAGAGAAGATGCAGGATTGGGGTTTTTACAACCTGTCGAAGAAGATATAAACAAAGATGCTTCAAGTGTTTGGATTACAACAAATCAAAAGGTGATGTTAGATATTTCAAACACAAACGCAACCGACCATCGATACATGACAAGTGAACATGGAGATGACCAACCAAGTCGTGGCGGTAAACAAATCACAATCAATTCCGATAGGATAACATGGAATAGTAAAGATGGAAAACTATTAGGATTTTCATCCAAAGGAATTGGATTTTCAACACAAGGTAGTTTTAGTGTTGACGCAGATAATGGTATGCAGATGAATTCAGGTGGGGCAACAAACATGAGTATGGTACCAGGTGGTATCAGTTTGGTAACACCAGGTAACTCAAGATTAGATTTAGGTCAAGGTGGAGAAGGTGGTGGTTCTGATACTATTTATTTGTCAAGTGAATGTCCATCTTTTTTAACCTTAAATGATAAAGCCCATTTGGAAAGTTGTAAGGGTGCAAATGTACACCTTGATGATTGTGCTGGATTATACACGGACAACGGAAGTTATTTTAAGATTGGTGGTAGTAAAGATGAGGCTGTAATTTATGTAAAGGGTCGTGATGATGTCAAAGAACAACACTTGGTATTCGGTGAGAAACTTACTGAAATATTAGATTTGATGTTAGCATCACAAGAAGCATTAATTGATACAGTTATGTCATTTGCAGGAATACCAACAGGTGCAGGCCCGAGTGGCCCGATTAGTGGAGGCCCACCGAATCAAGCTTTGGTGGACACTTTTAAACAATCAACCGTTGAAGTTATTCGAGCACAGATTTGTGATATATTGACACGAGTTGAATAATGGCACTGGATAAAAAAAAACTTAAACAGGCATTAGTTGATAATTATAGTAAACTAGCCGAGGATGGAAACGCATCAAAATCAGATTCGGCAGATGGAATGGCAACGGCCATCGTTGAGTTCATGAAGGACGCTGAAATAGTACCTGTTGGAAGTCCAGCACTTACACCAGCCGTACCATCACCGATACCTGACCCAACATCGTTAGGTACTCCATTGAAAGTTATGGGTATTGATGGAGCTAAAGCACCATTGAAAACTGCAATATTAGGTAGTTTCAATTTAGAAGACCCTTCAATGGGACAGATTACAAGTGGTATTGTGACGGCAGCAGCTTTAATGATAAACTTTGGAAATCCATCTGTAAAATCGGCAACAGGAGCAAGTGTGATGAGTGTTCCGCCTGTATTGGCACCAGCAACGGCGGTAGGAATGGGTGGTGGTAGTATCGATGATGTTTGTGATAGTATAGCCACTATTATAACGGCTTCGTTTTTATCAACTGTGTTTAATGGAGCAGTCATACATACAGCAAGTGGAGCAGTGATACCAGGTGTGGTATCTAGCACAATAATTTAGAATAGGAGTCTAAAATGAAAAAGAAAGAACTAATAAAAATATTAGAGACATTAGTTCGTAAGGAAGTTAAGAAACAGGTAAATGAGATATTTATTAATGAAGGAAAGAAAGCTTTAGCAAGTCGTTCCATAGAAGATGAAGTCTCATCCTCTCTAACTCAAATAGCAGAACAAGAGTACACCCAACCTAAACCAAAAAAGAAAGTTTATAAAGAGTATACTAAAAATGAATCTCTAAATAAAATTTTGAACGAAACGGCTGGAGGTATTCCACAAGGTGATTCTGAATATCCGACAATGGGTGGTGGGACTTATACCTCTGATAGAGTTCACGAACTCATGGGTGGAAATCCAATGATGAGAAATACTCCACAAGGTAAGGAAAAGGCAAGACAAGTCGGAGCGGTAGAATCGTTAAAGGCACAAGGTGTAAGTTCTGAACAAGTAGGTGAAGATGTTGTAAACGCACTCACAAGAGATTATAGTGGATTGATGAAAGCTATGAATAAGAAAAAAGAACCATTTCGTCCATAGGAGAAATTAGTTGTCAAGTGTATTAGAAAAAGATTTAGATCCTGATGTAAAAATTGGTGTACCATTACCAATGGATCATACTGATGGTAGTGGTTTTTTTCCTGGTACTTCAACAACCCTAACACAAACAAGTAGTAATATTAGAAACTTACTATTGACTAATAAAGGTGAACGAGTTGGACAACCTGAATTTGGATGTGGTCTTTTACAAGTATTATTTGAACCCATGTCTGAAACCTTAATCGATGATGTGAAGTCTACAATTGAAGAAGCAATGTCTCAATGGTTACCTCATGTAATTGTGAAAGAATTAAGTGTTCAACCTGATGAAGATGAACCTAACAAACTAATTATTGAAATAGAATTCTCTTTGACGATAAGACCTGAAGTACATGAAAGTCTTACATTAGATTTTCTAATTGGAGAGTAGGAGAAACTAAATGCCACAAAAAGAAATAAGATATTTAAATAAAGATTTTGATTCATTCAAATCGAATCTTATCGAGTTTGCAAAACAATACTATCCTAATACCTATAATGATTTTAACGAGTCATCACCAGGTATGATGTTTATTGAAATGGCATCTTATGTTGGTGATGTTCTTTCATATTATGTAGATTCTCAGTTTAAAGAACAACTATTAGCATATTCCACAGACCAACAAAATTTGTATGAGATGGCACAATCATTTGGATATAAACCCAAGTTGGCTACAGCATCACAAGGTGTGGTTGATATTTTTCAAGTGGTTCCAGCACAAGGTAGTGGTGAAAATAATAAACCAAATTATTCATATGCTTTACAAGTCAATGAGGGTAGTACACTTGAATCTACTACAGGTGTGACATTTCGTGTTCGTGAAAATGTAAACTTTTCATATTCAAGTTCTTTTGACCCTACTACGGTGACAACTTATGAAGTCGATAGTGGTAACGAAGTAACTTATTATTTATTGAAAAAATCTGTAAGAGTTGTAAGTGGAAATATTTCCGAAGAACAAATTGTATTTGGAGGAGCAGAAAAATATCCGAGAGCTCTATTAGGACAAGCTAATGTATTGGAAATAATTTCTTGTACGGATAGTGATGGAAATAATTGGAAAGAAGTACCTTTTTTAGCACAAGATACTGTATTTGATTCCGTTAGAAATACAGAAGCAAACGATCCTGAATTATCACAATATAGTGATGAAGCTCCATACATTTTAAAACTTCTAAAAACACCAAGAAGATTTGTTACATTTATTCGTGGTGATGGAAAAACAGAATTGAGATTTGGTAGTGGAATAAGTGACAATCCTGATGAAGAAATAATACCAAATCCAAATAATGTTGGTTCTTCATTACCTGGTAGTCCAACATATTTAGATACATATTTTGACCCAAGTAACTTTTTAAATACAAAGGCTTATGGTCAAGCACCAGCAAACACTACCTTAACAATAAAATACTCATATGGTGGTGGGATAACAGACAATGTTCCAAGTGATACAATTACATCTTTGTCGAACTTTCAATATACTATCAATACTAATGGTCTGAGTAGTGGTGTTTTAGACACAGTTGTAGAATCACTCGGAGTAACAAATCCACAGCCAACCACTGGTGCAAAGGGAGCTGAAAGTACAAAAGAACTTAAAGAAAATGCACTTGCTTACTTCCAATCACAAGGAAGAGCAGTAACAAAAGAAGATTACATAACAAGAGTTTATTCTTTACCACCAAAATTTGGAGCTGTAGCAAAAGCTTATATTGTACAAGATGAACAACTAAATTTACCTGCATTTCAAAAGGAAGTTTCAACAAATATATTTGTCGACCAAAGATTTAATGATGTGAAGGCTCAAGATGTTGGGAGTAGTAATAGATTACCAAATCCAAATGCACTCAATTTATATTGTTTAGGATACAATGGAAGTGGACAATTGACACAACTTAGTATTGCAACCAAAGAAAATATCAAAACCCATCTGTCACAATATCGTCTTGTAACGGATGCTGTAAATATAAAAAATGCATTTATAATTAACATTGGTGTGAAATTCAATTTTATAGCTAGAGCTGGATTCAATAAAGAAGAAGTTACACTTCGTTGTATCGAAAGGGTTAAACAATTCTTCAATGTAGCTAGATGGCAAATTAATCAACCAATCATAATTCAAGAATTAGCTTATGAATTGTCCATAGTAGATGGGGTTGGAGCTATAGTACCTCCGACACAAGACAATCCAAAAAATTTACAAGTGTTGATTACTAATAAGTTTTCAAGCTCTGATGGTTACTCAGGTAATATTTATGATATTAATTACGCAACCAAAGATGGTATAGTCTACCCATCACTCGACCCAAGTATATTTGAATTAAAGTATCCGAATACAGATATTGAAGGTCGGGCTATAGGTGACTCCACTGGTAATCAATTATAGGAGATGTAAATGCACTATTTTGAATACGCCGAAAAGGATTCTGTACTCTACTCAAGAAGTGGAAGTCAAAATACAGGTATTGATGAAATTTTGGAAGTCACCAAGGATGTGAGTTCTGCTGGTGTCGTTCAAGGAGTAAGTAGAATTTTAATAAAATTCGATACCACATACATATCGTCATCGATATCAAGTGGACTTATCCCATCAAGTTCTTACACAAAATTTTATTTAAATTTATTTGATGCTAATTCTCGTGGTCTCAATGTAAACCAAAACTTATATGCTTATCCTGTGAGTCAATCTTGGGACATGGGGTATGGTAAAGAAGATAACAATCCAATAATTGGTGATGGTTGTAGTTGGAATTATAGAGACAACGATACCACAAGGACTCAATGGAGTACTTTGATGACTGGTTCGGGTGGAACTTGGTACAACCAATATGAAGCTAGTCAATCTTTCAATAATGAACCAAGTGATGTAAGAATGGATGTTACCAACATAGTTTGGAATTGGGTTCATGGTGATGTACCAAACGAGGGATTTATGGTAAAGAGAAGTGGTAGTCTCGGAAATACTGATGCAAATCTTGATGAGGGTAGTGTAACACCAATGGGAACCTTTTCTTTCTTTAGTCGAGAGACACATACAATTTACCAACCAAAGTTAGAAGCTGTTTGGGATGATTCAGTTTGGTCAACTGGTTCATTGGAAGCCTTGACAAATGTAGAGTTAGAAGATGCAAGATTGTATCCGAGAAGTCAAAGGGAATCATATAAGGAAGGTTCAAAGGTAAAGTTTAGAATTGTTGGTAGACCATTATATCCTGAAAAAACTTTTTCAGCAACAGCAGGATACTCTACTGGATATAATACTGCCAAGTATTTACCAAGTGGAAGTACATATTATCAAGTGGTAGATGCTTATACAGATGATGTCATTATTCCTTATGGAAGTGGTTCAATAGTAAGTTGCGATTCGACTGGAAATTTTTTCAATTTAGATATGAAAACATTATTAGCAGATAGATTTTATAGGGTTGAATATAAAGTTGTGAGTGGTAGTGGGACAAGTGATGAGACAATTCAATACTTTACATATCTACCATCATTTAAAGTGGTGAAGTAAGATGCCTTTAACAAAAGAAGAATTACAAAACAGTGAATTCTACCAAAGATTAAAAGAACAAGATAGAGCACAATATCTAAGTGAATTAGAGCAAAAACGAATTCTAAATGATACGGTAGTCATTACTGAAGATGATAATAAGATTGAAAATCCTGATGCTCAACCATTGAGAAATGAGGCCGGTTTTTTTATAGCAGTTGAAGACCCTTACGAAGACAATGTAAATTTAAAGGATCCTGACCAACTAATCAAGTTGGAAACAAAGACCACAACATATGTGTATGACCCTTATTGGTCTTTAATACTTGATAGAGAATTTAAAGAATTATGAGAGTACAAACCGACTTAACACAAAATGATTATAATCAATTAAAAAAAGAATCTAAGGAAGTCTTAGGACTCGATGGATTTCTTTATCCACCATTTGGTGCTTCTCAAGATTATGTTGAATACCATATTTTCGATATGAGTGGTAACTTTAAGGAAAGAAGTAAATCAGAAAATTACACACTCGAAGATGGTAAGATAATTTTAAACATAGGACAAGACTTTAGAGATTTAGGATATAATCGTGGTAATTACAGAATTAGATATTTTTTTGTTAGGCCAAGAGCTGGTAATGGTGATGAAGTTGTATTGACCAAAACCGTTAATGACAATGTCGGTGTGATACACAGCGGTAATCCTGAGTTGACAGGTGTGTCTATGGGAGAGTTTCATATCGATGATGAGGGTAATGCTTTTGTAGGATTGGAACCACCACTCGAAGGAGAAGCTCTACCATTAGATGTTAAAGAATGGAAATATCAAATAAATGCTATTTCTTCGGATAGAACAGAAGTTAGTTTAGTACCACAGATTATTGATAATCTAAAATACAAAGATAATTTTCGTAAGTTAGTTGATGATAAAACACAATACTATTCTACAAAATCAGATATTCCACAAGACGAGATAGCACAGGCTTATCAACAAGCTTTGGCTCTTCAAGTAAATCCTCAAGATTTGATAGACGAAATAATTGCTGACAATAGTGGTGGAGAGGTGAGTTTTACGGGACCTGATAGTTCAAGAATCGAGTTCAATTCAAGGGTTGAAAGTGATGATGGATTTGAAGAAAAGATGAGACAAGGTAAGATAGTCGTAAAAAATGCTTACATAACAGAATATCAAACCATACCCGATGTTCGTGAAAATTCTTCATTTAATGCTGAAGAGCCAATACCTGAATTATACATACAAGTTGTCAAGACACCAGGTACAAGAATTGTTGATTATCAATTATATACCCAAGATGGAAACATTTTCAATCCCAATGTAGATTCTGTTCAATTCTATTGGGAGTTTGGATGTGGTCATAAGCAGGAAACCTCAACGAGTTCCGCTGCTTCTCATCAATATGATGTAGATGGAAATTATACTCCATCGGTTTATGTGTTCACACCTAACTATTCCGAAGAAATAAGTGAGTTAAGGACACCAACAGGTAGAATACTCGACCTAATAGACTCGACACCTTCTCAGTTACCACCTGAAGCTGTGGAAGAAACCGAAGAGGTAACAGAAACAACACCTGAAGAGCTACCAATATTAGAAAGTGCGTTCGATGGTAAGATTGTCGGTTGGAATGGTAATGGTTTAGCACCATTTTATTCAGCAGGTAGTAGTAGGTCAAGTGCAGGTACGAGATGGTGGGTACAAAATGGTCATACAAGAGCACTGGCATCCAATAATCAAAATTTACAAGATGCCTTAAGAAGTCTTGTAGGACAAGAACCTGATGATGATATCCTATTGTCTCGTGATATCATAAATGATTTGAGAATCGGGCCAAACTTAGACTATACTAACTTTGGTAATCCAACCGAAAATGAAATACAAAGAATTATAACTGTTGATTGGAGAGATGAAGGTAATCCTGATGATTTTCAAACGAATCGAAACGCTAGAGAAGAAGCAGCACCACCAGTCAATACTCAACAGATTACAATAACAGGTACTTTTTCAATCGAGACTCAAGGAGACCCGTTTGATGATAGACCTGAATTTGAAACCTTAGACATTGAATTTCCATCAAATATGACCTATAGTCAGATTGGTGCGAATGTACAGCCTGTTGAAACACCTACTGAGAGTGGTACTAATCTTACAATGTTTTTCCCCTCAGATACTAACATTACACTTACCTTTCCTCCATCTGTAGCCGGAGAATCATTTTTAAGAGCAGAACTTTTTGGAGGTGGAGGAGTAAATCAATCATTAAGACAGGTTTCATTCGATACCGATAGTGACAAAGAAATAGTATTAAGTTATGGAATTGAGCCGTAATGGATAGTAAAAAAATATATTGGGGAATTAGGGACGAAAGTGAAATCCCAAAGATGGCTGCCTGTGGTGATGGACAAGACCCACAAGGTGGTGGTGGTGCTGGTTCTGGAGGAAGTGGTGGTAGTGGAAGACCGAGTCCTGAAAAACCTAAAGGTCTTGGAAAATTTCCAAGTCTTGGTGACCTACTTGATAAGTTAAAAGATTTAGCACCATCACTTGCACTTGGAGCTCTTGCGGCAGCAGTGGTTGGTGGAGCAGTTGTATTTTTAAGAAAGAATAGAGAACCATCACCTGAAGAAATAGAAGCTGGTGATAATGGATTGGACTTGGTTCCACCATTGAGAGTCGCAGGTAGGTCTGCTGAAGAAATAGCGGCTACAGAGATACCTGAATTTGATGGACAGCAGATTATAGATGATGATGGTAATTTACTTGTTTGGAAAGAACCACCCGGCACTTGGGTAAATTTTGGACAACAAGATACATTAGTTCAACCAACAAAACAAACTAAAGAAGTACCTGTATTCGCTGACTTTGAAGCAGAAATATTAGAAGTACACAATCAAGACGGAATCACAGTCAGTAAGACTTGGAGTGAGGGAGCTACTGAAGCTGGACACATAGGACCTACTCAAGTAAATTTACAAACAAAATTCTCTAACTGGTATGTTGAATGGAACACACCACAGAATTTACACACATATCTAAGAAGTGGTGAATTCAATCGTTCACTAATTGTCAATCGTAAGGAAGATAGAGAAATATGGCCCGAATATCCATACGGAGTCGTTTATAAATTGTATCAACCATTAGCTGATAATATACAAACTGGTGACCTTGTATATGTGGTAACGGAGATGTCTTCTCCATATGAGGAAAATGTTAAACTATTAGATTTTGTCGATGAATCCATTGAGGATGTGGTTTTGAGAAATCCAAAATGGGATACATCAGATGGAACGGTAGACAAATACTTTAGAGAAAGAGATACAAAATATAAAACCTATAGTGAATTGACAACCTCGAATTCCACTCTAACAGATTTGATAGAAAATGAAATCGTTAGTGGTAGTTTCATGGATAGTGTGGAGTTAGATGGAATCGAATATGATGATTTTGATAACTTTATAAGATTTAGTTCAGCTGAAGATAGAGTTGTAAACTTCAAAAGAAAATTACAAAAGATAGAATTATTTCAAAGTCAAAGTGATAATCTCATTGGAGTGGGTGGTTCCACAACAGGTGAATATACCGAATCGCTAAAAAGAGACATAAGAAAAATTAAAAACGAATTCACTCCATTTGAAAGTTATATGTATTTCAAATCTTCAAGCTATTCAAGTGGTTCATTTGGAATTTCTCATGATAACGCATGGCCTAAGAAGAGTGGTACTGGAACTTTACTCGACCCATATGTTTTATATTCCGTTTCTGAATCTGTAGCCGAAAATTGGTATTCAAGACAGATAATAAGTGCTTCTGATTACGATAGGGATAATAGAGACGCATTATTATTAAACATTCCAGCTCATATTCGTGATGATGAACAAAATGATGCATTCACAACATTTATCAACATGACAGGTGAACATTTTGATTATATTTGGAGTTACATACATGAAATATCGAAAATTTATAATAGACAAGAAGGATTGGAAGTAGGACTCTCAAGGGATTTAATATATCATGTTGGTAGGTCATTTGGTTTTTACTTGAACGATGGTAAAGACTTGGTGAGTTTACCTGAGTATATAGTCGGAGCAGCGGTAACAGGTTCCGATTCAACTTACTCCATATCTTCAGTAACACCTGAAAGGGATATATCAAGAGAAATTTGGAAAAGAATTTTGAACAACATGCCATTCTTTTTGAAAACTCGTGGAACCATTAGAGCATTCAAAGGTCTGATAAATTGTTATGGTATACCGAGTTCAATACTTAGGGTTCGTGAGTATGGAGGCCCTAATCCTGATAAAAACAGACCATCTTACAACATAACAAGAAAATTTACAAAGGCTGTTGAATTCAAATCAGGTCAATATATACAGACCACTTGGGCAAATGATACCAATAGTGGAAGAAAGCCTGATACCATAGAGATGAGATTTAGGGCAGCCAGTGGTAGTAACCAAACCTTATGGCAAGCTGGAACAGACATCGCTTTGAGATTGGTAGATAATGGTTCTGCTGATAATTACGGAACAGTACAATTTTTCTTAGAGGGTGGTGCTAATCCTGACTTTACATTGTCATCAACTTCATTACCAATTTATGATGGTGAATTTTATTCCGTAATGTTAACACGAATGAGTGCTAGTATTGGTGATGGTGGTAAACATTATAGTGGTAGTTCTGCAGGACAATTGACAAGTGATACAACATCACAAAATATTTTATATAATCTTCATGTAGGTAGATATGATTCGGGTTTACAAAGAACAATTTATAAATCTTGGACAAGTGGTAGCACATCAACCACAAGTGTAAACTCTGCATATGTTGGTAATGAAACAGCCTACATAGGTGGTAAACCAAGTAATGATTTTGGTAATCAACTTAGTGGTAGTATCATGGAGTTTCGTTATTGGAATACTGCACTAAATAGTGGTTCGTTTGACAATCATGTTGGGGCTCCGAAAGCCTTCGATGGAAACCACCCTTCTGCGTCTTATACTGATTTGGTATTAAGATATAGTTTTGATGACGACAAAAATCTTGACACATCAACGAGTATCCGTGATACAAGTGCTGACCAAAGTTATACAGCCGAAGGAACTGCCAACGGATATACAAGTGGTAATCGTCCACACTTCAAATCTATTGTGGATGAACAGAAGGCAAAAGTTCCAAATTTAGGCCCGAACGCTAGAGTAGAAAACAAAATAAGAGTTGAGTCAAACAAATTGATGAGTAATCTTTCTGTAGATGAAAGGTCTGAAGTAAGTGCTTACGATTTAGCACCATTAGATAGTAATAAGGTTGGAATTTATTTTTCACCAAGTGATGTAATTACCGAAGATGTTATACTGAGTGTTGCTGATTTAGATTATGATGATTTTATCGGTGACCCAAGAGATAAATACAAAAGAAGATATAGACAATTAGAAGATGTAGCAAATACATATTGGCAAAAATATAACTCACCAAACAATTTTTGGGATTATATTAGATTGATAAATTATTACGATGCCAGTCTATTTGACCAACTTAGAAATATGGTTCCCGCTAGAGCCAACGCATCACTTGGTTTGTTGATTGAACCAAATATATTGGAAAGAAGAAAAGAAGTAATTGGTGCTAGACCAATTAAAGAACCAATTAATGTAAGAGGTTCATTAGATGCTAACTTGAATAGAAGAGTAAGTGGTTCGATAATACCATTGACATCTTCAATCGATACAAGACAAAAACTTTTAGCTAGTGGTTCTTATTTGACTTACACTGGTTCATTAAGTGCAGCACCATCAGCATCAGGCGGAAAGTATCTTACATTTACTGGTTCGATTTCTGAAGATATTTTTAGAACACCTGGTACATATGTACTTTCATCTTCATTTGATGGATGGGGTGGTGGAGAAGAAAAGTATGGTAATGTAAAATTCACCATTGGAGGTCCTGAATATGTATTTAGTGAAGCTCTACAACCAAACATAAGTGGTTCGAGGATATCCGAACACAATTATGAAAGAAGGTTTTTCTACACCACACAGGCAAGTGCTTCAGTTAACAATTACTTTTCATCTTCGTTGGTACGAAGTGACAAACAAAGTTTATTTTTAGATAATCAAATGTTTAGATTGACAATACTTGGTTCTAAACAAACTAAATTTACTACATTAGATAAGGCAGAACCTGTAACGGTAGTGTTGACTTCACCCACAACTCTTATTACTAAGGAAACTGGTGAGTCTAAACTCGATGTATTATAGTGAAAAATTTGATTTGAGTATATTTATAAGTAAGAAAGTTTTAATCTTATTTTGAATCCAAAACTACTCAAATCCTAAAGGAGAACATATATGGGATTTTTAAATAATACCACAATCACGGTAGATGCAATACTTACGAAAAGAGGTCGTGAGTTATTAGCTCGTGGTAATAATGAATTTCAAGTTACGAAATTCGCGTTAGCAGATGATGAGGTCGACTATCGTCTGTGGGATACTTCACATCCCAATGGAACAAATTATTATGGGGCAGTGATTGAAAACATGCCTCTTTTAGAACCTGTACCTGATGAAACTCAAGCTCTTAAGTACAAGTTGATTTCCTTACCAAAGGAAACTTCTCGTCTTCCAATATTGGATATAGCTGTACCATCATTAACTTTCCAACAAGGGGGTGGAAATGGTGATTTGGTAAGTCCAGGTACATTGAATTCAACTGATGCTGATTTAGGATATACATTCCTAATTCATGACACAAATGTTGCCAGACTACAAGTTGGTCAAGCAGCACCTGGTCAGACAGCACCATTAGTACCAGTTAATTTGAGTAGTGAAGAAATTACAAATTCTCAAAGTGTAGTTGGTTTGACAGCAAGAGTGATACCTCAAACCTTTACCTCACCTAATCAGAAAACAACACAATTGACAATCGTAGGTAATCAGACTGGAGCTACATCAACCATCACAGTAACCGTGAACAAAACAGTACTTGGTAGTCCGGGTAGTGGTGGTTCATCTTAATCGTAGGAGTTAGAAAATGGCATTAGCAGGAGCATATAAATTATTTGACCAAGAAAATGATGTAGTCAAAAACATCAAAGCCACAATATCAAGTGGTATTTGGAGTAGTGGAGCAAGCACATTATCAAGTGGTATGTTTTTCACACAATCTGCACAAAGTTCTTCAACTGGTAATTACTTTTTTGATGTATACAAAACAAGTCCAGCAACAGATAGTGAAGCAGAAATACAATTTAGTTTAGCTTATGGACACTTACACGGAAGTGGTTCGAAAGGAACTGTCGGAGCAGCTACTGGTAATAGGTCATCAGCAGCCATACACGCACAATTGGTAAACCTCTTATTACCACCAAATGTTGATAGATTTACTTACGCAAACTCTACTACATCTAAACACTTTTTTGTAATATCATTAAAGAGAGCACGGATGAGAGAAAAGATGGATCCGGGTAATTGGGAATTACATCTTAGTGGAAGTTCTAAAAAGGTCGGAGACAACATCAGACTGATTGACGATAGTGAATCCACAACAAATCCTGAAAGTGGAATTGGTGGAAGAGTGTTCAATGTTGTTACTGGTTCGATTTCAACTGGTACATCAGTAATAGAGACCGCAGCAGCTTCAAATCCTGGTGGTGGTTATGGATTATTCTATCCTGATTTAGGTTTGATTTTATTGAACGCTGATATTGTAAATGCCTCTGCATCTTTTACTGTAAACGAGACATCTAATACAATCAATACTAACACTTTAAACTTTTTCAAAAGTGTTAGAGACGCATCATACTTTCAAGCTCGTAGAGAAGAAAAACTTTCATCAACTCATTACTTCGTAAGAGCTGGTAATAAAGAGTTTAACTTTAGTAACAATCCAACTTTCTTTACATCATCTACTGGTGATTTTACTCAACCTACTTTCTTTAAAGACCCAAAGGTTTACATAACAACCGTTGGTTTGTATAACGATAGTAATGAGTTATTAGCAGTGGCAAAGTTAAGTCAACCTGTATTGAAATCCTATTCTCGTGAGGCATTAATTAAAGTCAAACTTGATTTCTAAAACATAGGGGAGTGGAATGATACTTAGAGATGTCCACCCACAAGATGTTTCAATAGAGCCATTCAAAACCTTCAAAAAGTTTACTTTCACGAATATCGATAGTGGAAGTGGAGTATTCGCTCTTAAGGCAAATAGTGGGAGTTTATACAATTTTTCGACAGGTTCTGCTTTATCTCAAAGTATTGGTACATATAACGCTGATTCACAAAGTTTAGGAAAACCAAAGTCTACTTGGTATAGTGGTGGTACATTTTATAATAAACCAGTCTACTATATGTTGAATCAGAATTTTTACGAAAACTATTCAGGTATACAAAAACTTCCCAAAGGTAGAAAAAAGATTGAACCATTTCTATCGTATGGGCCTTCAAATCCAAATAAAAACTTTCGTCAATTACATGCAAGTGCATCATTAATCACAATACCACAACAATTGATTGGTGAGGGTATCAAACCAAATTCTGTCAAAATATTAGATAACATAAGTGATGTCACAACTGATATAAGAGATGATGGTGATGGTAATCTATACGATTTTGAATTTTCTTCGAGTTATGCTTCATATAAGGCAAGTTCATTCAAAACACAACCTGAAAGTAATGTCAGTTCAAGTGTAGTTATCGGTAATGTATTTTACAAACAAGGTTTAATAGTAATGACAAGTACAGGTTCAAGGTATTTGAACGCTTTTACTGGTGATATGGACAATGGATTTACCCTTAACTATCGTTCTACCCACACGATTTATCAGCACGAATATCGAGTAATTTCACCTATGGGAAAACATAATGCATCAATTAATCCAAGTGCTACATTAGGTAGGAGTGGAAGTTTTTCAGTTGGTGAGGGGATTAGTAAAAAAGATTATACATTCTTTCCACCCAGTGACAACCCAAGTGGTGGATTTAATTCTACAGGTTCTTTCAAATCATTCTATGAAGCAACTCAACACTACGAAAACTTTGTAACTCATAGTGAATTTCGACCTTACATAACCACAATAGGTCTTTACAACGATGCTGGAGAGTTACTCGTTGTGGGACGCACATCACACCCAATCAAAAATGATGACAAAATGGATATGAGTTTTGTTGTCAGATTTGATGTTTAGTCAATATATATTATATTTATTATAACTAAATAAAGTCTACAGCCTGTTTGTCCAAAGAGGTTACATTCAACATATTATAGAGAGGAAGCGTTAATGCGGAATTTGATACTAAGTATTCTGATGGTGTCGGGTCTTCTGGCACAAACACCTATTATCAGAGTGCTTCAAAGTAGGGAATACAAGACTCCATCAACTTGGTGGAGAGAACCCTTGACATTCAATTTGAGAGGATATTTAGCCGATGATACTACTGGTATGTCGACTTCAAATACTGCTTCAGGTGTTGCACTTTACAATAACAATTTCGATACTTGGAGAGATTCAGTAATGACATTAGCCATAACCATCGATGATGATGGAGCTGATGTTACTGCATTTAGAATAGATTTAGTTTTTGATAATGATTTAATAACTTGGTCACATGATTCAACGAGAGTTGAAAAGGGTACATATCTTGGTGGATTCACGGAAGGAGATAGTTCGGCTGGTGCTGACTATTCATATGAAGTAGTACACTATGAAGATGTCGGTTATACTGATTCGTTAGCTAATGCTGGTAATGAAATATCAGTTGAAGATGAGAGATACGATTGGTTAAGAGTTACGATGGTCTCTCATAATGGTAATGAGATGACATTTGGTAATGGAGCTGGTACTCAGACCGAGTTGGTAAAATTCCACTTCAAGATTGATGATGTGGTTGATAACTTCGCACCTCGTTCATTTAGAGTACCCACCCTATATAGTGGACAAACAGGATATTATACCTATGTAACAGATGGTTTCTACGCTACGGATTACAAACTTTATATTGACGGCAATGTTGGAACTCACGGCAACGGAGTTGGAAATGGACGAGGTGACATCTCCTTACATCCCAAATTATTAGATGTTGAAGGATACTTTAGATACCCTCAAAGGAATGGTATAACTGATGACAAGACATATCCTTATTGGAAAATAAAATTTGAATTAGACCAAAGTAATCCTGAAGATTTTTCAAATTGGTATAACATTGAAGACATAGATACCACTACGAGTCTTACTGATGAAAGTCTTAATGATGATGTCATTGGTGATTCTGAAAGTACATATTGGTTTGGTAATCTTGGTACAGGTAATACTGGATATGGTACTCTACCAGGTGAGGGATATCTGAATTTGAGTTATTACGATTCTACATTTGTGGATGATAGAGGATACTTCAATATAAAACTTCCAAGAAATAATTACTACAGAATGTCGTTCTTTCCACCTGATAGTGCTGATGATATCGGTGACCATAATCAGTTGGAGTTAGATAGATATGGAATTACAAATATAAATGATGCAATAGCTTCTTTCAACTTTCAAAGTAACAAATATAAATCTATTGTTGGTGTTGATACACTTTCTGCCGTAAGTTATTTTATAGGAGATGTGGACGGAGATGATTTGTATCAATTAAATGATTCTTACATCCTATGGGCTTATGTATCACAGATATTAGATAACTACACACATCTAAATGGTAACTCTTACGAGGATTGGTCTACTATAGAAGTATTCAGAGAAGATAATGAACCATTTGATTATGAGTATTATCAAGAATGGGGTAATCAAAAATATGAGTTCAGCGTTTTTTGGGACAAAGATTTCAACCAAGATACTACATTGAACTTTGGATTAATCGAAGTAACAAATCCTTTGATGAACACCATACAGACTGGATTGGATACATTATCATTTGTATTATATAATGGTAATTCAGCTTGGATGAGTGAGGTCAATCCTGATACTACCTTAGATAGTATCCTTTACTTTTTTACTGGTGATGTAAATGCGAGTGGAACAAAAGTCAGAGAGGCTGTATTTCGTTCAACAAGTGATACTGATGTTGTAGCACCACAGAATCAAGATGGATATATTGATGTCAATGGAACCACATATTATAGATGGGGTGAAGGTGACCCACCAGCACAATGGCTGGCAAGGATAGCACAACAAAACTACGATGTCACATTATCATTACCTCGTGACTCAACTGTAAGAGTACAATCGGGTAATGAAATAGTAGTACCTTTGACAATCACTCCTAAATTTGGTAACAAAATAGCAGGATTTGAATTTGAAATAAAATTTAACGAAAAAGAATTAAAGTTTATTGATATGAAAACCGATGTGTTACCAGGACCTTGGTTTACATATGTTAATGTTCATGAACCAGTAGGTGATTGGAGAAAGGTAAGTTTTGGTGGAATGGATTACTCACCTAATAATTCACCTGAAAGATATTATATCACATCTGCTATCAATGGTATTGAGTTGATATTTGAAGCTGAATTTCCTGATGCTGAATGGACATCGGCACCTATAGAATTTGTAGGTAAACATGCAGCTGGAAATCCAAGTGGTGATGATTTATTGATGGAAAGACAAGATGGTGAGGTATTAGTTTGGAACAAATTTTGGGCATTTGGTGGTGGAGAACCTGAAAATGATGACATAGCCTATAATTATCCGAATCCATTTACTAATACAACTACATTTCAATTCTTTATGGAAAAACAAGAACAAGCTAAAATTTATATTTTGAATTCTAATGGTCAATATATTGGAACTCTATTAGACGAGGTAGTAGATAAAGGAATACATACTTTCAGTTTTGATAATAAGCCAGGTTCATGGTTACCTGAAGTGAGTGTGTATCAAGAACACATGGAGTTGGAACCCGGTGTTTATATATTTGTATTAGAATCAAAAAATAGAATTCGTTCAAATAAATTTACAATTGTAAAATAGGAGAGGACATGAAGGAATTACTAATTTTATTAGGACTATTAATTTTTTCAACATTAATAATGAGAGGTTTAGCTAAATTATCAGAATGGCAAGCTAAAAGAAAATAAATGAAGGACACAATAATTTTTTTAGGATTTATATTTGCAATACTACCAGCAATTTATTATACTTTAAAGTTAATAATTTGGTGGACTGAAAAGATGGAAGGAAAATGAAAAGAATATTAACATTATCACTATTGATTAGTTCATTATTTGGACAAGTAAATCGTATACTTGATATTTCTCCGACTGCCTACGAAACATCGGTGGGTAATCAATCCTTGATATTTAGAAGTCCTGCCCGTAACTTTATGACAAAAGATGATACCATTTCACAAGTAACATTCACGAGGATGAATTGGTTGGGAAATATTGTTGATGACATGACTTACAATTATGTGGAGTATAATTGGAAGGATTTTGACTTTTCATTGACATACAAGGATTACGGACAACAAAAACATACAGATGAAACTGGTGTGGTTTTAAGAAACTTTAGTCCTAATTCAATGGTTCTATATGTGGGTTGGGGAACACAATTGAATTACAAAGGTATTCCTATGAAGAATACTTTTATTGGAATGGCTGGTAAATTTATTAGTCACGACCTATATTTAGAAAAAGGTAGTGGAGTCTTTATGGATGTGGGAATACATCAAAGAAACATAGTAGACTTGATAGATGTAGATGTGATGTTGAAGAATTGGGGTTATTCTCCAAGAATAGGAACAGTATCTACTGAAGTACCAACGAGTTTACAGATTGGTGCATCTATCGAAAGAAAAAATTTGACATTGTACAATCAATGGAATATACACAAAGGATATTACACACATGGACAAGGTGTAAAATGGAAGTACAATGGTTTTTTAAATTATCCAACTTTAGGAATAGACTTGAAGTATGCGAATTACATACTTCATTTAGGTTACATAGGTGGAAGTGAAAACTTACCTTTGAAAAATACTTTATTAACATCAATTAATGTGGAGTTTTAATATGTGTGAATGTACAAATTGTGACTGTCAAGTGTGTGAATGCACTTGTTGTAGTTGTTAGGAGAAAAAATAATGGCTAAGGATATAGAGCAAGCTATTGAAGAAGTCAAATCAAAAGGATTCAAAGTATCAATTAATAATATTATTGCTATTGTTACTTTTCTTTCTACCGTCATCGCTGGTTGGTATAGTTTTACTGGTCGTATTGATGGGTTGGAAGAAGTAGTACAAGGATTCGCTGATGCTTCTGATGTAGAAATGGTAGCGGAAAAATTCAATAAGTATGACGAGGATTTCAAATATCTTCGTGAGAAAGTTGATGGGTTGAAGACACCAAAAGTAAAATCTTACGATGGTGATATAATCAAGTTAAAAAACGAAATCGACAAATTAAAAGGAGAGATTGGAAGGTTGGAAAAGTTGTTGAAAGACCCGTTGTCGGATTTCAGATAGAAAGGG